CTTTATTTGATTTTTTTGTTATCGTCAATAGCTGGTTTTAGGTTATCAAAGAACCTACCACAGAACTGATGTTCACCTATATGAGTTATATAATCCATGATATATAGATAGACTTTACCACCCATATCTGTCCATCTTTGACAAAAACCAAAGTCTTCACCAAAATAACGTTTAGTTTCAGGGTCATGAATGGTGTCAAAAAAGTTATAAAAATTTTCTTTTTTAACTTCTTTTCCGTTAATATTAGTGGGCTGATATATTTTAAGTTCAGGATAATGTTTTATCATATCTTCTAACACAGTTCTCTTAATTAACATACAGCCGGTTGGAGCATGAGTTGCCTCTACAATACCTAGTTTAGACTCGATGTGATTTGAATCTTCTAGTTTTATTGGAAAAGTATATCCAGGTTTTTTTAATTGATCTGCATTTTGAGCCTTATCTTTTTCCTGAAATATCTTGTCCCAGTCTAATGACTTCATTGGGTATGGACATGCAATAACATCTTTGTCAGCTTTTAACATTGTCTCTATAGTCTGAAAATTAAAATCAATATCTGCATCTATAAATAATAAATGTGTATAACCATCTTCATGATTTAACATTTCAGCTACACATAAATTTCTACCTTGTGTAACTAAAGAAGATTGCATTAATGTAAAACTAACTAATATTTTTCTCATCAAACAATCTTGTTGAAACTTTAATACTGCTTGACAATAATGCATAGACACGTTGCCGTGCACAGGTGTGCAGACCATAATTTTATATGGGGATTTATCAGATGGTTCAGATAAATCTATTGTTTCCATTGTATTTTGTTTTTCAAACCAGATAGGTTTATTAGGATTTTGCACTAATAACTCCTTTTAAAAATGTTGTCCACTGCATAGATATTTTATTCCAGTTGTAATAAATATGTGCGTATCTAGATTGAGAACTTAGATGATCATGTATTTGTTTTTGATCTAATGTGTGTGATGCTTGTTCAATACCAAAACCAAACTTCTGTGCAAGTGCTCTATGATTAGAATCGTATGGTATATACATTGGAAACTCAGCACCTGTTTCGTATAAAGCACCAAAATCATCGACGATGCAATATAAACCTGCAGCCATACATTCAAGTAATGATATACAAAATGTTTCTTCAAAGATGCTTGGATAAACATACATGTGATAATTTTTTAAATTATCTTTTATGTATTGATTAGGTCTATAACCTAAATAATTTACGTTAGGTAATTTTTCTGCTTGCTCGTAAAGTTCTTTATACTCATGATCGTTTTGATCGTAAAACTGTTTGCCGTAAACCTCCGTAGATGAGTATACATCTAAAGTAACTAAAGGATTTTTTACTAATTGCATTGCACCTAACAATACAGATAAACCACGCCAAGGAGTGTTTTGATGTATTATTTTTATAGGCTGACCTTTTACATATGGTTTTGCTTGTTCTATTTTATCAATACCATTTTTAATAACTACACATCTGTTAGTTGGTATATTAAAATGATCTCTAAATTTTTCATACGTCCAATGTGAATTAAAAACATACCAATCGTATTTATTATGATTAGCAGGGTTATTAAACCAAGGAGCTAAATTAGGTTGATCATAAGAATTCTTTTGCCAAAGTATATTTGGTTTGGTTGGATGTAGCGGTATTTTCTCTGGTACCGAAGTACATATCTGTACTTGATCTAATAAATTTTTATCGACATATTTTTCTAAATACTCGAATTGTAATTCTGTTCCGCCTTTAGGGTTTTGGTTTCTTATTATCATTCATCACTTTCTGGAAGACTTCTAAACCTTTGTTAGTTACTTGCACAGTAACGTCCTGCACAATGTCAGGTCCTTCTTTCTTCTCTTTATATGTTTCACCAGTTTTTGTATTTCTATATGTTACTATAGTTGTACAATCTATTTTTGGTAAATTATCCGTTTTCATTCTGTCTATCTATTAATGCATAACTGACAACTACTTCTAGTTTATTTGCAGTTTCTGCTTGAGCTTTTATAGCATCTCCTTCTTCTAAATTCAAGCCCTGTTCTGTTGCATTAATGGTACTTGTTGCTGGTATATCCTTTCTAAAAAATTCTATGTCTGTGCTTGCAGAACTGTCTCTAAGATCACAGTTTACAGTCACAGCTCCTGTGCTGTTATTAGATATATATACTGATTTTATTATGGCTACAGCGCTGGTCGCCATACTTAAAACTGTAGTCATATTTGTATTAGTTAATATAACGCTGGCGTTTTTATAATTTATGCTCATGATAAAAAGTAATTAAATGCGTCTTGTTCGTTTTTCAAGTCTTGTTGAAAAGAAAAATTAAGTTGTTGTTGTAAAGTATTTAAAGACTCTAGTATTTGTCTTTGATTATCTACATCGTATTCTTCTTTTGGTTCAGGTATGTAGTTTGTTATTTTAGCCATTAAAATTTTCTTGCTCTTTGCGCTGCTGAATAATCACTTGAAAAAGATCTTTTAGGTGCGCTAGTTTTTCGACTAGATATCTGTCCTCTTGCTTTATCTTGAGCAGATGCTGTTCCAAACTCACCTCTATCTATTTTCTTTTGAATACCTCTTGCTTGAGCCATGGTTGCAGCTCTTGCTTTCTCTCTACCCTCGTATCCACCAAATTTTTTCATATCTAAAAAGTCCATTAAATTTTTAGATCTACCAAAATCAGATTCTTGTATTCTTTTATTTAAACTTTTAATACCACTATTATCACTTAATCTTCTTAAAAGGCTAATACCTGGTATAAAATTAGAAAGAAAATCAAACAGTTTAGCGATACCTGATTTTTGATCTGGTAAAAACTCTTGTTCAACATCTTCTTCGTTAGCTACACCAAAAGAAGTATCAAAGCCTAACGATGTAGGTGCTTGAGTCATGATGCCTGTTGGAACCATTCCTAATTGTTGTTTCATTTGGTACGTTGGATTTTCATAAGGTTGAAAAGGAGTTATAGTTCCCACTCTTGGATTAAAATTCTCAAATCTTTTTACACCATCTGTTGGTTTTAAAGGTCTATCTTCAAACAATCTTTTAAAATCAATTGCTCTGTCATAATCTATAGGAACATAACCTTGTAAGTTTGTGCCTCCTGCTTTTGCACGTTTTTCTATAGCACTAGGAGACATATATTCAAAGTTAGGATTAAACATTGCTTTAAGTGGATTAGCAGTAGCTAACTTTGACATGGGATCTTGATAAAGACCTTCGTAAGTAAATTTAGGACCTTGTAATCTCTGTGCTTCTAATATGTCGTATAGTCCACCCATTATCTTCTTCCGTCTGGTTGTGCATCTAATCTTAGTGTGCCGTATCTCCAGGTTTCACCTGTACTATCGTTTTCTATCTTTATAGATACAAGTCTTCCTCGAGCTCGAGTGTCTACCTTATCAGTTGTTGACGTAACTGTAAAGGGTCCAAGTGGAGAACTCACAGCCACATCGTCTGGATATGCGCTGACAAGTAAAGTTACTTTAGCATTGCCTGTTTGATATTTAAAATCAGGTATAAATCGTCTAACAGCCATAAAAAATTCACCATCTCCCCTGTAATCTGCAACACCTGTCTGTTGACCAAGAGCACTACGTCTTGATGTTATATCCCAGTCACCTGATCTTATAAATGCAGGTATGGCTGTGGTTCCAGAGCTGTTAACCTGATCGGTTCCTTCCTCATGTTCATAATAGATGCTAGCGCCAAACAGATTAGTTATTCCTAGTATGTCAGGAAACGAAGGTGTTGATGTATCATCGTAATCTGTAGCATATGGCTTATCAAATACACCTTGATCGGCGTAAGTAGTTCTATCTAAAGATGATGTGGTCCAGATGTTTTCAGCATAATTATAGGTCACACATCTATCAATCTGTTCAGATCCATCTTTTGGATAAAACCAATTTACTTCCGTATATAAATTATTTGAACCTGCAAAGATAACATCTCTTGAATTAAAGTTTAATCCAAGATTATCTCCATCTGTGCTGAATACAAAATCCTCAACAAGTGATGGTAATGATTTTACTGTACCATCAAATACAAAAAATCCACCTTGTGATCCCATCCAAAATACAGCACCATTAACAAACGTAGCAGCATGTTGTCCAATACATCCACAGTTGGTACCAACTTGTCTAACACTAAATGTAAAAGGTGGACCAACAAACTGGATAACATAAGCAGCGTTATCAGTTATAACAAAAACATAATCCTTACCTTGAATAGCTGCTCTTATTTCATTTCCCGTATCTAATCTGAACGTACCTGCAGTGTTGGTAGCTGTTGGTGTGTAAGTATTTAAATCTTCCTGATTAGAGAATCTTACAAACATCGGATCTTGTGTAGAGACATCACCAATAGTTGTTTCAGTTCCAAAATGAAATAAATGTCTGTCTCTGTCTGAGACTAATGTAAATCTAGTGGCTGTAGGATTATTACCTGTTGCAAAACCTGATGTGGTTAGTGATGCTCTAATTGTTCTGGCGTTTGATGCACCTGCATTCCATGTAAATGTTTTACCGTTAAATATAGTTGCAACTAATACTTGACCAAAGTTGTCAAGACTCCAGTTCCCTGGATCAAGAGTCACGTCACTTGTAGCTCTAGCTGTTCCCCATGTGGACGCACTCCAAGAAGACGTTCCCCAACCATAACCTGTGGTTTGTGTTGTTGGTCCTACTTCAACATAAGGATTAACTGTTGCAGCCCCTGCAGCAGTCATACCAGATCCCCCCTCTGCTCGTGAAGCTTGAATAGTAAATTTATCTATATCAGGCACAGTTAATATTTCATAAACTTTTTCTAATTCAGCCGCTGTAAAATCAGAGGCACCAGTCACAGTAACAGATGAAAGAGTTACATATCGCCCTACAGCTAAACCGTGAGAACCTTTATTAATAGTTACGGTTCTAGATGCGTTAACAGTTGTTAATGTGCATCCAGTGATAGCCGTATCTAAAGGTGTAATATCGTAAAAATCATTACCATAATATAAAAATAATCCTTGAGATGTACCAATTGCAGAATACTTCTCACCAGCAAAACTTGAAAATGCAACTTGTGCTCTTGCTGCTCCTGGTAATGTTTTTTGAGCCGCCGTTAACTGCAACCAACCACCTATTTTTTCAGGTAATCCATATCTAAATCTTACAAAATCACCATCGGTCCATTGACCTTCGGCCCCTGATTCTGTATCTTGTTTATTAAATCCTGCCTTGAATTTTAATTTTTGTAGCATATAGTAGCTTATATATTAGTTTTTTAGAGAATGAAAGTATCAAAATGATTAGTGAGATTAAAGACTTTTTAATAGTAAAAGATAATTTCTTTGAAAAAAAGGTTTATGATGAGATATTAAAAGATATCTCTACATTAAAATTTACTAACAGAAATACATATGTTCCTAATAAAAATGTTTATCAACAAACATACTTTAACGTGCCTTTAAATAAAAATCATTTTGCGGTCATCGAAGTTTTAAAAATATTAAAAGAATATGGGTTAAACTTAAAATTTTGGGAAAGCGTTTATTTTTTAAGTTCTAAACATAAAAAACCAACTCCTCACGACGACGCTACAGATTTAAATTGTTTAGTGTATTTAAAGGGAAAAGAACTAGTTAATAGTGGAACTGGTTTTTATGACAAAACAGGAGACACATATAAATTAAATAGACACGTAGGGTTTAAAGAAAACAGAGCTATTATTTTTGATTCAAAAATATTTCATTCATCTTTACAATTTAATGAAGATGCAGGTTCTAGATATGTAATGGCAAATTTTTTATATTATAAAAATGATTAGTTTATTAAACTTAAATAACCAATTTAGTGAAACTAAAAATAGTTTAACTGTAACATATCCTAGAACAGTAAATATTATTTTTGGTAACTATCCTTATCCTGAAATTATTCATAATTTTATTATGTCAATTAAATCAAATATAGATCCAAGCATGAGTGGATATACTAATGTTAAAGGAGGAATGACTGATTGGGATCATTTTATAGATAATTTAGATTTTAATAAATTTTTAATTTTTTTAATTAATAAACATCAAAATACACATGGACACATATTTAAACATTTTATGCAAAAAAGAAAAATTAAAAATGCTTGGGGAAATGAAATAAAAAAAGGTGACAGTTTAGATCGTCACAAACACTCTTGTATGCATGGTATTTTATATTTAACTAAAGGTTGTGATTTAATATTACCAGATTTAAATATAAAAATAACTCCAAAACCAGGTGATTATTACATATTTCCAGAAGAAATATTTCATGGTTTTGACAAATATGAGGGTGATGATAATAGATATAGTCTGATATTTAATATAGTAGAAACTAATGTTTTTGAATATAATAAAAGAGTGGAGGAGAAAATATTAAATGAACGAAAAAACAGTTAACATAAATAATTTTATAGGCGTATATGATAATTACATTACTAAAGAAGAATGTAATAAGGCTATTAAATTATATGAAGATCAAGTTAAATTTAATCAAACAATGAACAGAATAACCACAGAGAAATCACGTGTGATTGAAAAACAAGATACACAATACTTTGCAAATGCATCTACTATATCATTCTGGTATGAACAATTAAAATCAATGATAGTAAATTATGATTTAGCTTGGAATCACTACATACAAAATACAGGAGCAAATTGGGAAGGAAATAATTTTCATTTTACCACATTAAAAATTCAAAAAACTTTACCTACCGAAGGTTATCACGTTTGGCACATAGAGCATGGAAACGGATTTGAAAATATGGCTCGTTCATTTGTTTTTTCTATTTATTTAAATGATATAGAAGAGGGTGGAGAAACAGAATTTTTACATTTTTCAAAAAGAGTAAAACCAAAAACAGGTAGAATAGTTATTTGGCCAGCAGGTTTTCCTTATTTGCATAGAGGAAATCCACCACTATCTGGTGAAAAATATATATTAACTTCTTGGATGTTAGTTAGACCTGTAATTAGCTAGAATAAGATGTAGGCTTTGCACCTAATCTTGCAATTTTATCTGCTTCTGTCTCACCGTCTATATTGTCGTTATCCCAATCAGATTGTAGTCTTGCTAAGTGAGCTGTGTCCCATTTATCAATAAAATCTTGAAAGTCGCCTAAATTTGCATCTTCCCAAGTACAGTGAGGAGTTGTATCTCTGTGTTCTACAGTATCACTTGGTGCAAATGTTCCATACTGAATAGCCCAAATATTACTCCATTTAGCTAGTCCCCAAAAATCATCATCATCAATTTTGTATGAAGTTCCAGCGGCATCACCACTTTGTTTAATAATTTTTTTGTCTTCGAATACTACTGTCCATGTTGCGTTTGTTGCCATAATTTCTCCTACGTCTTAATAATATAAATTACTGTTAAAAAAGGTTGAACGACCGAAGTTGCATCTCCTGAAAATGTTGCACTCATGTTGTGAGAGTGTCCTGTTCCAGATCCAGCGTTTCCTGTATTTTTAAAGTTGTTGTGGTTAGCTCCACGAGGAGCTACTGGTGCATAAGACACGTTAATTTGGTTACCAGGTGTTTGTAAAAAAGGTTGTTGGTGATCGTGAGAAGCTAGTTGTGCCTCTGATAAAGTTGCATTTGCTGTTGAACCTGCAATGTTTCCAGTTGAAGCTACAGTGTTTGCTCCACCAGTAGATGCTAAAGCTTTAGTTCCAGATTTTCCAACTGCTACATTGTCTTGTAGGTCAGGTAAGTTAAAAGTAGATGCACCGTCTCCAGCTCCGTAAGTTGTGCTTATGATTGCAAACAACGCAGAGTAAGTTGATCTTGAAACTGCTGCACCATTACACTCTAAGAAACCTGTCGGCACTGAAGAAGAAGACCACGGTACAATAGTAGCCGTAGGTATACCTTCGATACCTGTAAGGTTTGCTCCGTCGAAATCGTATCTTGTTGCTTCGTAATTTGACATATTCTATTTCTCCTTAAACGTCCATCCTGTTGTTGCATCTCCTGAAAAGACC